CGTGTCACCTGTTGCGAAGACTGGTCTGACTGCCATAGTGCCTCTACTCTAGCCTAAGCCCTTCGCATCGTTGCCAACCGTATCGGTGCCAATAATGAAGTATGTGTAGATTCGAGCAGGGTTGGTATACAGGGTGACGATATGACGGTCTGGGCTGATGTCATGGCTGATCCCTTCCAAAGCCATCAGCTGTGTCACCGTTGACGGGGTGGACTTAGGGAAGGTTTTGGTCACCGATATCTGTGACCCGATATCGAGGTTCGTGATGATGGTTCGTTGCGCGTCAGTCAACCCATTCATAATGATTTGAATGTTCCCAAACCAAAATAATGGATTCGGACGAATAAGGAATGACGACAAGTCTCCTGCATCGTCAAGAGTCTCCAAAAGGGTTACATAGACTCCGGTGCTTTGTTCGCCGTTTTGAGCTATTGAATCCTCTGCCCTTGATTGTGCAGCTCGAATAGTTGTGTTCAGGTCACCTGCTGTTGGGAGTGCCGGTGCAATAGCGACTGTCGCAACATTGATAACCGATGATGTTGTTGACGTAATGTCATTGGGTCGTTGAACTGAAGGTGCAGCGTAAGCATCGGCGAGAGTTCCCGCGCCAAATAGTTCTCTGACGCTGTACGAATAAAGTGGCCCAGCCATGTCAGCTACTCACGATTTCAAATTCGGTGAATGGGATAGCAGTTCCACCAGTATCAGCAAGGATTGCTTCAATAGATTGCAAATCACCTGTAAGACGTTTATCAAAAGCAAAAGCACCGTTTGCTTTAATGAAAAATCGTCCAAGTTCTGAACCGTTAAGTCGTTGTAGATATTCAATAACTGAAGCGGATTGGTCTACTGGTGCGGTGCCAAGTTTTCCAATTCCAGTATCAATATCTCGATCACCTGATTTGGTGAATAGTCCAGCATTGTCTAATACTGTTGTCATACGGTCACCCGTGTATTGAACTGTTGGTGTAAATGATGGAGTTCCAATGTTGTTCAACTGAAACAACCTATCTGAACAACTCACCGTCACTACTGAACGGTTTGGTTTTTCTATTGCCTGCTTATATTGGGTGATAATGCCAACAAATAAATAGGTTCCATTTCGACTGATCCGCACATTTGAATTTAATTCAAACCCCAACCGTCCAGTAGTGGAGTTGTAATACGGGGAAGCCGTGTTCACTAAAGAGAAATAGAAGTCACGATCTTCCAACAGGATTGTTGCTGAACCTGGCTGACCGCTAATTTCCTTAAACTTGTTTTGACGGCCTCGATTGATAGATAAAGCCTTAACATATGTGGTCACATCCACATACAACGGAGTTCCCTCAATTAGATAAGTAGTTGATCCGATAATGCCCTTAACCGCATCACCGACAATGAATGCGTTTGTTGTCGCACCGTAGTCCATCTCAACCATATAAGTACCGCAGTTAGGGACAACAACAGCCACAACTAGTTAGTCCTTACAGGAACTTTGCCAACTGTCGCGTTATAGGTTTTCAACGCATCCACAACCTTTTGTGGCAGGCCAGCCTCAGCAATCGCAGCATTGATATTGATCGCATACGTATCCCCAGAACGAGTATTGAATGCAGTAGTTGTAGCTTTAGGTTGACCCACAAACCCAGCCATCGGGTTAGGCATCCCACCAAGCACCTTCGGATACTTAGCAATCAAATCAATCGTGGCCTGCAACGAAGCATTGAATTCATCCTGTGCAGTTTTACAATCAGTTACCGCAGTTTGCCATTCCTCAAACGCTGTGACCTGATTCCTTTCGGCCTCCTCAACAGCAGTCAAAGCATCCTGATAAATCAATGAACCAATAGTTGCACCAAAGATCGTGTCATTCAGCATTGATTGCTGGTCATTCAATGCTTGTGTAGATTCAATTTGAGAATCAATAGCATCCGTGACAGATAGTTTTGCTTCAGCGAGATTTATCTCTGCTCGACGAATATCTACCGGAGAAGACTCAGGCTTAGAACGAACATCAGCCAAATTCTTTTCAGCATCAGCAACTGAATAAATCGCTTCCTCAACCCCGAAGGTTGCCCGCTCCTGCGCACGTTGAGCCTTATCCACTTCCTTCTGAGCTGCTAAAGCCTCCGGTGAACCAGCACCATAACCCTTCACAACCTGATTCAACTTAGCTCTAGCAGCACTCAAATCATCATTAGCTTGAGTAAGCGAAGCAAGAGACTTCTTTTCACCAGACTTAGATTTATCTAGACGATCCTGCAAAGTTTGTGAAGACTTGATTGACTTGTTGTATTCATCAAGTTTCTTTTTATTCTCATCAATGGCTTTACCAGCCTTAGCGGTCGCAGCACCAGCACCAGCAGTCGAACCAGCAAACTGCTTCATATCGTCAGAACTGACCTTCAAAGTTCCATTTACCTTGTCAAACTTTTCGTTCACAATTTGAAGCTGTTCGCTAGTCAAACCAATCTGGCTACCCATCTTCTGTGTATCAAGCGTAATTTTAGGGATGTTAGGGATTAACGGAATCTTATTGAAAACATCGATCAACGTGTTAACTACAGATACAGCAATATTCGCTAAACCAGTTTTCATGTCATCAAATTTAGAAATAAACCATTGAACCGCACCAGTAGCAATATTGCCTAAGCCTTTAACAAAACCAACAAACAAGTCTGGCAACGCAGCGACCAAAGCCACCACAGCCCCACCCAAACCAGCGATCAACTGACCCCCAATCGTGACAGACCATTTGATAAGAGAACCAGCAAGCCTTGCACCCATACCAAGCAACGCTGGGATACCATCAGACAAAACCCATTTACCAATCGTGGCAAGCATATTCACTAACTGTGCCGGTAATTGACGTGCAGCTTTACCAACAAAACTGGCAAGCGTGTCACCCAACTGCTGAACCGCATTCAATAGTTGTGGCAGGCCTTTGGTATAAATCCACTTATATCCGGACATCAAAAACCTTGTGAGGCTATTGATGAACTCTGGGATTCGAGGCTCAATCCACCCAGTCAAAGAACCAGCTAACTGATTCACACCCGCATACAACATTGGCAAACCAGTTGAACCAATCCAAGCAACAGCCTGGCTAATCATGTCACCCAACGCGCTCAACACCTTTGGTGCAGATTCTTTGAACCTGGTGGCAATGAAATCAAATCCACCAGCAAGACCACCAGAATCCAACGCTGAACCAAACGCCCCAAGAACAGGCATCACCTTGGTAGTGATCAAACTCATCGCGCCTTCCAACGCTGGCATCAGCGCATAACCAACCGATTCAACAATCTCCCCGAAACCAGTTTTAAGAATTTGTAATCTGCCAGCAAAAGTATTCGCAGCGGTCGCAGCTGCACCACCATAAAGCTTGTTCAACTGATCAGTAACCAAAGCCATATCTTTAGACTTCTTGATGTTCTCACTAAGTGGAATGCCAAGTTTTGACAATGCACCGACGTTTCCAGTTGCAGCCTTGGAAATTGCTGCCACCGTTTCCTCAAGTCCCTTACCGCTACCCGCCGACACGTCGAGACTGAGCTTCATCAAATCTGATGCTTCAGATACCGATCCTGTAGCGCGAACCAACTGAGCGAATGCTGGACGAAGTTTGTCATCAGCAACACCAGTTGCCAACATCATCGCCTTAATTTGATCCTCAACCGCAGACACCTGCTTAGTCGTAGCACCAGTCGTTGCTTGCAACTGTTTCGCTAAAAGAGCTTGAGACTTCTGATCCTCCGCAGCACCTTGAACTGCTTTGTAGGCTGCAGCACTAACAGCAGTAAACGCTGCAGCACCAGAGATCGCCATAGTTTTGAATGACGGCATAAGACTGGATGCGCTTTTCTTAAGCGAACCCATACCAGAACTAACAGATTTAATACCTGATGCAAACCCGACGGTATCGGAAATAAATTTTACAAGGAACGTCCGCTCACCAGCCATGCGCCGATTCTACTTGAAAATAGATAACTGGCTATACAGCGCAGTCCACTCCTTATACATCGCTTGATGCTTCTCTTTTTCAGTCATCCCATCCCATCGTGAAATATCAACAGGCTGATCCCACCAAGCATCATCATAAGAGTTGCCACGAATTGCGCGAGGCTGACGTGCTTGCTTTGCGCGTGGTGCTACAGGATTAGAAGCAACCTGAACATCAAGTGTGAAGGATGAATCAAGCAATGAACCGTGACCTTCATGGAACTCAAATGGCTGATCCGGTGCATGCTGTGGCAGAAAGAAAATTCGTGCAGGGTCTTTAGTCTGAGGGTCACCAACCAAACCGATACGCTCATGCAGCTCAGCCCACACCACCCGCCACAACGACGCAGGAACCTTGTCCGCTAACGGCAACACCAGGTGATAGTGAGGATCATCCAACCGATGCGAATATGTGGAATAGGCAAACCATTCCAAACCATCCAGTCGAGCATTATCAAACGCTTCACCGTCCATGTCCACCACCAACGCTTCAACAAAGCGAACATTGCGGTTACCTCTGGTAGTGCCAGCGTCATATTCAACAGGCGACCACAACGATCCAGAAGCCTTCTCAGCGTTCTCCTCATGGAACGACAACAAAGCCTTCAAGTCATCCCATGACGAAGCCAAAGGCTTCGGATAAATCGACTTCACATTCTTGAACAGAACTGCCATAACCCCTCCTCCTAGAAGGGTACAGGAACCTCAGTCAAAGTCAAGGATTATTTATTGAAGGTTCTTGTAGATACGATCAATGGCACTCAAATATTCAATGGCAATCTGATCTTTTTTCTGCCTCACAGCAGGCCAAAAGAAATACCCCGAACGACCACGATGGCGAAGGAACTGGGTTGTATGACCCGCACCTTTACGAGCTAACTGTTTAGTTTGCCGTTCAATAACCCTGCCACTTGAATCCTTGCGCTCATATATCTTTGCAGCCTGAGCCTTAGTTTTATTAGATTTACCAAACTTCCCACCACCAAACTCAGCACCAAAAAACACATCAGCTCGCGTCACCTTCTTGCCACCACGCTTACCGCGCTTACGGTTAGGAAAAGACTCAGAAACAAACCCAGACTTTTCATCAAGTTTAATAGTTGGGATTCTGTCACTCTGAGCTTTAATTCCCTTCATGACCTGCAAAGCCTGACGACCATCACGCACCAAAGCAGCGTTCTTCGTTGCCTCATCAACAATGATTTGAGCAACTCGTTTAGAGGCCAATCGTGCTTGCTTATTAAACTCTGGGCTAGATTGTGAGGCTTTACGAAGGAAGTCCATAAGGCCTTCAATAACTACTGCATCGTTACCAGAGCCACCTGGTTTGATAACCATCTGCCCAGCAGAACGTACTGATGATCCGAATACAGCCATGAACTAAGACTACTTGTTTTGCTGAATTGCCTTCCAACGCAAATAAGCAAACATAGTGAAGATCATTCGAGGGTCTTCTGCCAGCAACACACTAGGAGCTATACCTGTCTCAACAGACAGGAACGCAATCATCCAGTGGGCTGACTTATCTCCAAAGGGGTGATCACGGCATCAGCCTGGTTACCCAACTCCAATGCTTCGATCTCATTAATCCATGAATCAAAATCTAAACCAGTTCGCTTCATGCGATGTTCGGAATGCCAAGCTAAGAAACCTAAATCGGTAAGTGTTAGTTCGGCCTCAAACTTCGCAACGCTCTTGCTGAACTTTTGTTCAAACGCAATGAAGTCTGGAAACGCAGCAATGATGGTGCGCTTTGATTGATCTAACGATGACGTTACTTCTAACGCTATTTTCATTTGTCCTCCGCAGGGTTAAGGGTTTATTAAAAAACTTACGCGCCAGTACCAGTCTTAGTTACTGCACCGTCAATAGGCATCGTTATATCAAAAGTAGCTAGGTCGCCCACGGCTCCGTTAATCGGCGTATAACCAACCGGCAGAACCGAAAACGCATACTGTGGTTGCGTCGAACCAGCAGTAGCAGTACCGTTTGGCTTAATCACCATTGGCACAGCAGTTCCGTTGTTGAACGCATCGTAAAACAACTTTTCAATCGTTGGGTAGTCCTGGTGCATTGACAAGGTGACGCTGTGGTCACGCAAGCCTTGAATGCGGGTAACAGCGTTTGCTGTACCGAATGCGGTAGTAGCAACTTCTGCAGCCGACAACGTGAGCGCAACAGATGCGACATAAGCCGAGATGTCAGTATTTGCCGTTCCGAATGTCACGTTTACGTTTGTGAGAACTTGCTTTGCCATGTTGATTACTCCTGCCTTCCGGCACTCGAAGATTTACTAATGAAACTCTACAC